TCTATAATATCGGCCGCTGTTTTAGTAAGTTGGGTACTTAGGTCGTCTTTAGCTATACGCTTTAAACCGTCTAATTTCTTAAACAGTTTATTTAGATCGTCCCTATTTATCTTAGCTTCCATTAATCTACTTTCGTCGCCTTTAGTGTTGTCATATAATCTAGATCAGCGCTAAACTTATTATTTAGTCTATACTGAACAGTGGACCCTTCAACTTCTATAAGGTCGTTATTTTGTAAGTTATCAGCCGAACGCTTACGCATAGTTATTTCAATATCTACGTAGCGCTGGCGTATACCGTTTTCCTGTTTTACTTCGCCGCCTACTTCTTCTATTTTAGCCCAGAACGAACCTACAGTAGTTTCGCCGCTGGTCCACCCGCCGAACCCGTCCGCTGTCTTGCTATTACGCTTAACAGTTATTCGTGTATTTAGTTGGCCCGCGTCCATTATACAAATGGTTTTTTATAGCTTGCTAGAATATCTTTAGCGCCTGTAGGTATTTCGCTTACGATTGTACCCGTTTTAAAGTCGGCGCGGTTATCGTAGTAAGTGCTTACTGTTTGTAGTATAGCTTGCTTTACTAGGCTATCGTTTAGGCCCTCGGTTACATACGTTACTTTTATTTCTTTTGCGCTACCGTCTTTAAGTTCTATAATTTCGTTATTTACCCCTTTAATTTCGTAAGTAGAAGTATTACCGTCTGTAGTTACACTAGATATACTAGCAACTGGTCCAAAGGGTAACTGTAGTCTAGGCGTTTCGTATTCGTCGTAGTAGTACTGGCCTTGGTTTAATTCCTTAACGTAGTACGTTCTATTCTTAGCTACTATATCGCTACTTATATAGTTTTCGCACCAGATACGCGCCTGGGTTATCATATTACCTATAAGTGTATCGTCGGCGCTGTTATCAACTCTTAGATAGTCTTTAGCTTCTTGTGTGGTAACTATTTCGCTACCAGTCGTACTATTTATTTTTATTTCGCGCATACTTAATTTTTTTCAAAAATACGAAAAAAGCGCCAGTAGATTGTGGCGCCCTTTCCTAACTAAAACTAACCAAATGAAAAAAACTCTAAGTGAATTGTACAAAGTTATTAAATTTATTTTTATAAATACCGTCTGGGCTTAACCTTATAGACTTTTGTTCAGTATTTTTAATAACAAAAAAACCGTCAAGTTCTTCAAAGTATATCGCAAAAAAATCTACTTCTTCTATTTTATAAGCTACATCTGTACGCCTTAAAACTATTTGTACATCGTTTCGGCGCCTTTTACGATTGTTTGAAACGTGTTTTATTTGTATTTTATACAGCTTGTTTTCTTTTTCTATAATAGCGTCGTAGGGGCTGGCATCAAGTAAAGGCATAGAAACGTTAAACCCGTTTTGCATAGCTATAGTAGCAAAAAGATATTCGGCTAAACAGCCGCGCTGGTTATTGTTCATTCTTGTTAAGTTACCCTAAGGTATAAAAAAACCGCCTAAGTAGTGGCGGTTCTTCTTAACATAAAACAATAATTAATTTACTTTACGCGTCCAGTATATTTACGCATAACGGTAAGGGCTTCGCCTAGCTTATTTAGTACCAGTATCTTTTTGGTTACTGGTAAATTATTAAAGCTATCGCTGTCTAATAGGTAAGCCAGTTCGGCTATATCATTACTATAATAATTATTTTCCATTTTCGTTATAAGTTAAAACAGCTAGGCCCAGTATAGCTAAGCTTAAAGCTGTTAATAAGTCGTTAAACAAGTATAGGCTACGTACCCCTAAAAGAAACATATACCAGCCTAGTATGGGTTTTAAATACTTCATATTACCCTAAATATAGATCGTTTACTAAAGTAAGTAAGCAAACGTAGGCCACTATAGCGGCGCCAGTTATCAAAAAATAAATTAAATCACTTATAAAGTTTTTCATATCTAAAAAAGTTTAATTAATCCAGTTATAAGCCCTATATAAATAAACATAAATAAGGCGCTAAAAATGTTGTCTAGTATCGTATTCATATTGGCTAAATTAAAAAAAAATTTTTAATTACAAAAAAAAGGCCAAAAAAAAAGCCCAGCGTAAGCCAGGCTTTATAATAGTAATTAAGCTGTATTATGCAGTTTCTAAAGCTGCTTTATCTACGCTAAAGTCGCCATTTACAAACGCGTTAGGCAAGTAGTTTGTAAGTGCAACTCTCTCTTGTACTCTTACAGTTACGAACCCGTCGCGGAAATTTGTAGAATCAAATCGAGAAAACTCGACGCCTACGTTATCACGAATCCAAAGTTGTGTACCCATTCCAAAGTTACCAACTAGGTATTTATCGGAAGTAACCGCTGTAGATAAAATTACAGGGACCCCGTTAATACGTGGCTGTAGCCCTTGGTTCCAGTCTTTTACAAGGTATTCATTTTGCGACGATTTGAGTAGCAGAATCTTGTGAAAATCTGTAGGGTTGATCATAATATAATCAGCGCTGTAGTTAGCTAGTGCTAGCTGGTTTAACGCTACAGTAAGTACGTCAAACTCATTAGCGCTTTCAATAGCTAAAGCAAAACCGCCAGCTGCAAAGTCAGTTGCATCGGTAATAATACCGCTAAGGTTAGGCGCAACTCCAGAACCGTTAAGAATCTGGTCGTCTTCAACAGATAACAATTTTTCTGGCGCACGTGCCGACAAGTAGCTTGTAAGCTGTGGCGTATCGGCTAGCATTTCTTCAGAAATTCTAAAGTATGTACCGATCTTACGTACGTTAGCGTCTGTAGCTGTCATATCAAAATCAGACTGGCCTAAAGTAGCGCCCTCGGCTTTAGCCGCGCCGCCATCTGTATAGCCACTCTCTTTTACATAACGTACTACGTCGCTGTCAGTTGATCCAGTAGGGATAAGCTGGCGTACGTGTACAGAACGTGTAGGGTCAAATTTGTACCCTGGTACTCTGTCAGCTGGGATAACATCGCCTGTAAAGTCAGCGCCGATAGTCATATCAGCCTTAACTTCAAAAGACGCGCTACGGTTATTACCGTTTCTTAGGCTGTCAATAGCACCGTCGTTAATAGCTTGGTTAAGCGCACCTTTAAAAGTAAGGTTTTTAGATACGTCCGCTTGCTTTTTATTAGCAACTTCGTAAGCATCAAAACGCTCGTTAAAGCTTTTTGTCAAGTTATCGATTTCGTTTTTAAGCGCTTCGTCGGCTTTGCCTGTAGCGCTTTCAACAGCTTGCCCGTAGGCTTTTTCCAGTTTAGCGTCGATAACGTCGCCTAGTTGGTCTAGCTGGTTTTTAGTATCTTCTTGCATTTTTAATTTATTTAAAGAAGGTTATACAATTATTTTAATTTGTCTATAAGATACTTATATACTTTATCGCTGTCATCAACTGGCTTTGTGATCTCATCAATCGGCAAAGTAGCGCTTACGAATAGGCTTTTAAGTTTAAGTAATTCGGCTTCGATAGCGTAGCCCATTTCGTCGGATATATTACCCTTACGAATTAATTTAGCTAGGTTATCGTATCTTTTTATGATTTCTTCTTTGTTCTCGCTACCTTTTACATCTAAAATTTTAGCTTGATCGTTAGCGGCCAAAGTAACGGCGCTTACTTCGTATAACTTAACTTCGGTTATTTCTCTGTAGTCGCCTTTAAATTCTTTTTGCATCGGTAAAATACCTACGCTGTTTTCGGTAATTACGCCCATTTTAATAAGTTCGTAAACGTCTTTACCTAGTGTGGTATTAGCTAGCTGGGCTTCAAACTTTAAACCTTTATCGTCTTCTTCTAGCATAACCATTTTACCAAGTGGCTGGGCCATATTGTGCTGGTAAATATAGCGGACCCGTTCGCCATTTTCTTTAATAGTTTTCGCGTAAGACCCTGGTCTTATAATATCGCCGTCGCTATCTTTATTGTTAAAATAGGACGCGTAGCCCTTTACAATATGCTGTTTATCGTCGGCGTCTATTACTTCGCCAAGTGGCGCGCTTTTATATAAAATCATAGTAATAATAATTTTTACAAAAGTAAGGCTTTTATTTTATTATAGTATTTTGGTTCGGTCTGTGGCAAGTTAAAGTAAAAGCTATTATCGTCGTTATCTACAGGCTTTATAAAGTTCTTTAATTCAGGCTGCCAAAGTCTAGCCATAGCTTCGCCTATTTCTACAGCTATAGGCCTTGGGTTATTACTTGTAAGGTATTCGGCAAAAGCCTCGGCTATAAACTCGCGTCTATTTTTTGTAGCGTATTCGCTTAGGTTTTCAGTAACATAATCTACGCCCTTATTATATTTCTCAAATATAGTTTCAAACTCTTTGCTTTTTACAAAGTCTATAGTATAATCTATCTGGTGGCCCGCTTCGTGCATTACTAAGTGCTGTATAGGGTTATTTGTGTTTGAAGACCAGCGTACGTCGGTCATCTCTTTTAAACTTTTGTCTAGCATATCAAACTTTTTATAGTTCTTACCGTTATGGTAAATACCAGTAAACTGGCTTACATCGACTGTATAAATTTTAGAACCTATATTAATTTTAAAATTTTTAAAACCAAGTCTAGACGCGTATACCCCTTGCCGATCTGTAAGAGTGTTTACTAGTCGGCCGTTTGAATTTCTATATTTAAAACTGTTTAGTATTACTTTATCTATCTGTTTACGTATAGTGGCTTCGCCATTTAGTTTAATTAAGTCCCTAAGTTCTTTACTTTTTTCTAGCAATTCGTTAAAAATATAGTTTTTAAGCATATTACGAAGTCCAGCTTTTGTACCGTAACCAGTGGTTTTATAGCCTTTAAATTTTTCTTGTAACTTAACTAGCCCTACTAGATATTCGTTTATTACTTTAACGTCTAGCCCGTCAAAGTCGGCGTGTTCTACGCCTAGCTTGTTGGCTATCTTTATAGCTTCGGTTCTGTTTTTAGCTTTAAACTCGCTGTAGTTTCTTGTAGCTTGCGTACTAGCCATAGCTACGCCAGCGGCTATTTCTTCGAATACCCTACCTTGGGGTATTTCTTGGCCGCCAAGGCCGTAACCTATTTCGGTAAACCCTGTAGTTTCGGCGCCCTCTTTTGGTATATATACTACGGTACATCTACAGTTTACTGTATTCTTGGCGCTTGCCCTTGAACGATCGCCTGGCTTATCCATAGGTTCGCCGCCTACTATAAAGTCTTCGTTAAAAGGTATAGGGTCAGTGCCAGCCATAGCCCTGTGGGCCTCACGTTCGCGGCCGTCTAGTGTTACAGACCAGCGTTTAAGTAACTGGTCTTCGTCGTATACAGTAAGCGCCGCTTCTTTAACAGCTTGGTTACTTATATTAGTTGTTTCAGTTCTTACAAAACGCTCGGCTTGGTATCTACTATAGCCGTCGAATTGCTTACGAAGTATACGCGCTTGTTCTCTAGCGCCTAACCTCATAAAGTCGGGGTCCCGTAGTAGTTTCGTCGTTATTTGTATTAGGGTCTTTCGCGCTGTCCCTTGTACTAGGGGCGTATTTGTTGCAGCTACAGCGGCGGCATTTGCAGCGAATTTTCTTTGCCATTCTGTTTGGTATTGTGTGGGGTTAATTCCTTTGGTGGCAAATTTATCAAAATTTCTAGCGTACCAGTTAGCAAAATGAAGTCCAGTATCTACATATACTTCTTTGTATATTTCGCTTAGATCGTTGGCTTTAAACAGCCCAAGTAGCTGTATATTGTTATTGTTGTTAATAAACTGGTCTATACCTTTGGCGTATTCTCTGTTATAAAAGCGCCGTACTTTAGATATATTCTTTTTTTCTGTTTTATCGCGTTCGCGTTCGTAGGACTTTTGCCAGTCTTCAATAAAGTTTTTTTTAAGCGGTTTTTTATAGCGCTCATATTGACTATAGCAAAAAGCTGTACGCTGGCTAACGTTAGGAAAATCAGCCATAGCCTTGGGGTCCACTATACAGCGGTTTACAAAATTGTTTTCGCTTTCGCCTTTGTATGGTCTAGGCATCTTCTAACTTATCTAACGTTTTGACGGCCCAAACTCGCATAGCCTCGCCACCCCAAAGGTTATAGGCTACGTAGCCTTTATCGCGCCAGGGTTCGTCTTTAAATTCGTCGGCTACTGTTGAATAGGTTTTACTACGCGTTAAATAGTTCTTGGTTCTTTTTAAAACTTCTAGGCTTAGGGCCTCGCGCTCGCTTAGTTGGCGCGCCCTTGCAAGGCCTACGTTCGTGCCAGCTTGTACTACGTCGCGGCCGTACTTCTCAATCCAGCCTAGCATACGCTTAGCGTTATTAGTTGCGGCTTGCGGGTAATTATCAAACGTTTGGCTTTTAGTATCGTCGCCGCCTACTTCTTCGTTATGGTCGTCAGCTTTTTTTTTTAGTGCTGTTTTAAGCCTATCGCTTATTTCTTGTTTAGTATCGCCTACAGCTTCTAAGTATTCGCGGTGGCTATTGAACGGCATATAGACTGTTTCGCCGTCTACACTGTGGGCGTGATAACCTTCGCCGCCTAACTGTTCAGCGCGTGCTTCGGCCTCGCCTATAGTAGTATACGTATCTGTCTGGCCTTCTACTTCGGCTTTTACTACGATATTGTGTAACGCTTCTTTTATCAGCTTCTTTTGTTCTTCTACGTCCATAGGTGGTACTGGGTTTGGAAAATCTACGTCGCTGTTGTCAATAGGCAAAAGGTTACTAGGTATATAGTAGTCGTCTAGTGCTGGCGTGTCTTCGTCTACGCCGTAATTCATAACAGCGCGTTTCTCGTTAGGCGTAAGCCACCAAGCCTTACCTAGCTGGTCTACTACTTTATCGTTTTCTTCTTGTAGTTCTGGTATACTAGTAAAGTCGAAGTCTATAAAAAGGTTATCGCCAAACTTAGGTACAAGCCAGCGGTTTAATTCGTCGCGTAGTTTGATTAGTTCGGGTATTACAGCGTTTTGGTATAAAGCCTTTTTAGCTTCTTTCATATTGTTGTACGTCGTAGCCTCGGTGTTATTGAGTAACTGAACGGGTACGCCGTAGATATTACAAAGGTCTTTTATACTTGCGTTATATTGCTCAATAAGCGAAACGTCTGTAGCGTTTAAACCAAAGTTTACCCAGCTAAGCTTTTTAGGTGTTATGATAACATCGCCAGCGTTACCGCTACCTTGGTACTGTTGTCTAAATTTATCTTTAAGCTGTTGGGCCTGTACTTCGTTTAGATCGCCTTCGTCGGCCATTAGTAAGCCCCTAGCTGTTTGGTTCTGTAGATACTTGACCCCAGTAGTTACAGCTTCGTTATTAGCTGTAAGCGTACGAAGTCCAGCGGCTAACGGGCTTTGGCCGTAAAGGTGTGAACCCGTCCCGTCGTAGTGTGGGTTAAAATCAGATATATGTAGTACGTCTTCGGCTGGCATACTGTAGTTACCGTTATACTCTATACGGTATTCTTTGACTGGCTGCATTAGGCCACCGCTTACTATTTCTACGATCTGGGACGGCAAGGCGTATAGTTCAGTATAGCGCCCTACGTTAGCGCCAGTATCTGGTCCAAGGCCGTATATATATCTGTTACCAGTAAGTTTACCAAAGGCTACAAGTTCGGTTAGCCAGCTGTTATAGGACTGGGCGGGGTTGGGTCTGTTTAGTAGTTCGTGTAGTTCGGTGTGCTGTAATTCGATTAGCGCGTGCTTTTGTAGTTTTTTCGCCTGGTAAATACTGTTGTTATCTAGGGTATTACTAGTAAGGGCCTTGTAGCGTTTTAGGTCGTTCTCGTTCTTCTTCTCATATACTTGAAACGGTATAGTAGTAGCGGCGCGTGTAATTATATTTACAAGGCTGTAAACTGTGGCGTTACGGCCGTAGCCTTGTTTAACGTAAGTATCGTCGTTATCTGGGTTCCAGACAATACTTTCGCCTAAGAATTGATATATAGCCCTGTTATATGCGGCGGCTGTTTGTTGTGCGTTTTTAGAAATGATCTTAGTAAAACGTTCTAATAGTGAAGGCATACGTCAAAATTTGTACAAATTTAATGAATTTAAATTACGAAAAAGTCGTTACGGTTCTTATACATACTGTAAGTGGCATAACGCAAGGCGTCGGCCAAGTGGTTATTTTTATCTATCGGCGTGTTTATTATAGTGCCGTCTTTTAATTGCTGCCAAAAATACGTACGCTGTTCTTGTATTAGGTTCTTACTCTCTTGGCTTACAATTACGTCAAACTCCTTTATAAGGCTTATACCAGCTGTAATAGAACCCGCGCCCTTTATAGCTGGCTTAGCCATACAGTCCATTTGTTTTAGTTCTTCTATACTCTTAGGCTCGGCGCTGTCGCAAAACATCAGCGTTTGATTAAGCCCCTGGGCCTTTAGGTATTCGGCTATATCGCGGTTGGTTAGCCCTGTCTTATATAGAAGTTCGTGTACGTAAAGCTTGTCGTTCTTCTTAGCTACTTTGAGTATGGCCGTTGGGTCGTTACTAAAACCAAAGTCTAGGCCTAAGTGATAGTCTAGGTCTGGGAAGTCAGCGTAGGGTATATACTGCCAGTTATTAAATATCTGGCGGTTACTAAATACAGCGCGTTGGCCCTCGCCAAAGACGCGCCAGTAGTCTGGGTCTTTCGTCTTTAGTAGTTCTATTTCTTTTACAAGTTCTGGGCTTAGAAATTTGTTATCGCTGTAAGTAGTTACCCAAGTTTCTATATCGTCGCGCTCGCTGTCTATTAGTTCGCTGTATAACCAGTGTACTGGGTCCGAAGGGTTGAAGTCTATTATAATTTCTTGGGTGGTTCTCATATTAAGCTGTCTGTAGTCTTCGTAGTGTAATTCGTTTGCCTCGTTTATAAAACATATATCGCGCTTACGGCCCCGTATCTTTTGTGGTTCGTCTACGCTTAAAAACTCTATAGTATGGCCGTTATACTTAAAAGTGTTTTCGGCCTTGTTATGTACGCCAAGGTAATAAACCCCCAGGCGTTGCATAATTCCTATAAGATCGCGCTGTACTGACCCTTTGAGCGCTGGTAACGTTTTACGTACTATAGATATTACTAGGGGGTCTTTTTCAGTGGTTAGCTTATAGACTAGGTACTGGCATATAGCGTAAGTCTTACCAGATCGCGTACCGCCCTGGTGTACCTTTATCCT